AAAAAAATAGGTGTTTGTTACTTTCACCCACAGCTAGTGGAAAATCTCTTATTACTTATCTTCTTGTTAGGTTTAACATTCTTCGGTTAAAAGAACAAAAGAAAAAGATATTAATAATAGTACCAACCACATCTTTGGTTGAACAATTGTTTAAAGACTTCAAAGATTATGGTTGGTCACCAGAGAAAAATGTACATAGAATATATCAAGGTCATGGTAAAGAAACAACTAAACCTGTGATTATATCTACATGGCAATCTATCTATAATTTACCTAAAAAATGGTTTAAAGATGTTGGTATGATTATAGGTGACGAAGCTCATTTGTTTAAAGCTGTTTCATTGACAAAGATATTGACAAAGTTAGATAAGTGCCCATATAAAATAGGTATGACAGGTACTTTAGACGGTAGTAAAACACATAAACTTGTATTAGAAGGACTATTTGGTGCTGTAAATAAAGTTGTATCTACAACTGAATTACAAGAAAAGAAACAATTAGCAGATTTAAAAATATATTCATTGATATTAAAACATGGTTCTATAGAGTGTAAACATGCACACGGTTTTACTTATCAAGAAGAAATGGATTATATAGTACAATCAGATAAAAGAAATAAGTTTATAAAAAATTTGGCGGCTGGTTTACAAGGTAATACATTATGTTTATTTCAGTACGTTGAAAAACATGGTAAAGACTTATACGAAATGATAAAAAACAAAGCAACAGATAAGAAGGTATTTTATGTTCACGGAGGAATTGACGCAGATGAAAGAGAAAAGATTAGAGAAATTACAGAGAAAGCTGACAGCGCTATTATTGTTGCGTCATATGGGACTTTCAGTACAGGCATTAATATACGGAACTTGCATAACATTATTTTTGCTAGTCCTTCTAAATCTAGAATAAGAAACTTACAATCAATTGGTCGTGGTTTAAGATTAAAAGATAATAATGGACATGCGACATTATATGATATAGCTGATGATCTAACTTATAATGGTAAAGAGAATTATACTTTAGCACATTTTAGAGAAAGGATAAATATCTATAGTGAAGAAGACTTTGATTATGAAATACACAACATAGAGTTAAACAATGAATCAGACAGTTAAAATAATTAAGTTAATTAACGGTGACGACATTGTTACCGTTCTACCTACTGGTGACAAACAGTTACCAGATAATGGTCCTTTAATTAGATTAGACAAACCTTTACAAATCAAGTATGTTCCTCAAATGACTCCGATGGGGTTTAGAGATTACATTGCTATGATTCGTTGGACTAATTATACTAGTGATAAGGTGGTTACTATACCTAAAGATAAAATTATGACAATCACCAACGCCTCCCTTGAAATGTCTAACAGTTATGCTGAGATAGTTAAAAACTATGATGGACTAGACAAACCTAAAAGAGACGAGAATTATCATAGAAAAGAGTTTACGGCTGATGAAAATAAAAAGATGAATGAAATCTTTAGAGAACTAGATGATGATGAAGAGGAACCTACGTTACATTAAGGATACTCTGGTGAAAACGGACACCGTTATTATACGCAAATAAAAAATATTGTCAACCGTGGATTGACCATTGACAATTTCGTTAAAATATTATATAGTGAGGATATTATGGCACAAACAAAAAAGAAATCGGAACATTATGTCAATAACAAAGAATTCTTGGCCGCTATGGTTGAGTATAAAAAGTTAGTTGACAAAGCAAAAAAAGAAAAAAAGAAAAACCCTAGAGTACCAGATTATATTGGTGGTTGCTTTTTAAAGATAGCAAATCACTTATCATACAGACCTAATTTTATTAACTACACATATAGAGATGATATGATTAGTGATGGTATAGAAAACTGTTTACAGTATTTAAATAATTTTAATCCAAAAACATCAAACAATCCTTTTGCATATTTCACGCAAATAATTTACTATGCTTTTATAAGAAGAATACAAAAAGAAAAAAAACAAGTAACAATTAAACAAAGAATGATAGCAGACGCAAATTATGATGATTTAGTTTTACAACCTGGAGAAGATAGAGAATTTAAAAATCAGTTTACAGAGTTTTTAAGAAAGAATATGCCTGTAGAGGAACCTGTTAAAAAAACTAAACCTAAAACTAAAGCAAAAAAGAAAAAGAAATAATGAAAATAGCTTTGTTAAATGATACCCATTTCGGGTGTCGTAATGATTCACCAGCATTTATTGAATATCAAAACAAGTTTTATAATGATTTGTTTTTTCCTTATTTGCAAAAGAATAATATCAAAACATTGATACACTTAGGTGATGTGGTAGATAGAAGAAAATTTATCAATCACAATACGGCACACAACTTTAAAAAAGTATTTTGGAATAGACTAGATGAATTAGGTGTTGATACACATATTATTATTGGTAACCATGACACATATTACAAAAATACAAATGAAGTAAATGCAATGCAAAATCTTGATATAAGCAAAGAAGCTAAAGTATATACTCATGCTACAACAGTAAACTTCGATAATCTGCCTATATTGTTTATACCATGGATTTGTGATGATAATGAAGCTGAAACAATTAGAACAATAGAAAGTACACAATCAACCATAGCAATGGGTCATTTAGAAATTAAAGGTTTTGAAATGCATAATGGTCATATGAATGAACATGGTACAGAAAAATCTATATTTAAAAGATTTGAAAAGGTTATGTCAGGACACTTTCATAAAAAGTCAGATGATGGTCACATATATTATCTTGGCACACAATACGAAATGACATGGTCAGATTATAAATGTCCTAAAGGATTTCATATATTTGATACAGAAACAAGAGAGTTATCAAGAGTAGAAAACACAAATACTATATTTAAAAAAATAGTTTATAATGACAAAGAAACAAACTATGACCAGTTTAATATTACACCTTATGATAAGTCTTTTATAAAACTTTACATATCAAACAAAACAGATACAGATATGTACGAAAGATTAATGGATAGATTATATAATCATATTAATTTACATGCTATTGATGTAATAGAAGACCCTACAGATATTGGTGCTTCAGTACCAGAAAATCTATTAGAACAAGGAGAAGATACACTTACATTTTTAGGTAACTATATTGATCAAATAGATGTAAAGATAGACAAACAAAAACTAAAAGCATTTGCAAAAGAACTTTATATGGAGGCTGGTGAGTGATACTATTTAAAAGAATATCATATAAAAATTTCCTATCTACTGGTAATCAACCAATAGAAATAGCATTAGATATGTCACAAACTACATTAATTGTAGGTACAAATGGTAGTGGCAAGTCAACGTTATTAGACGCATTGTGTTTTGTATTATTTAACAAACCATTTAGAATTATTAAAAAAGAACAAATGGTCAACACTATTAATAATGGTGATTGTATTGTAGAGGTTGAGTTTGATGTAGGTACAAAGAACTATATTGTAAGAAGAGGTATCAAACCAAATTTATTTGAGATATTTTGTGATGGTAAGTTAATTAATCAAGACGCCAACAATATAGACTATCAAAAATATTTAGAACAAAATATAATGAAACTAAATTACAGATCATTTATTCAAGTTGTATTATTAGGGTCATCATCATACGAACCGTTTATGAAGATGAAACCAAGATATAGAAGAGAAGTTGTTGAAGAGATACTTGATATAAGAGTTTTTGGTCTTATGGATTTAATTTTACGTTCTCAACAGAGTGACTTACAAAAAAAGTTGACGGAGGTGAGGCACCAAGCAGAGTTAATAAAGACCAAGTATGAAACTGAAGCAAAATACTTAAAGACGTTGGAGACCAAAGGGAGCGACAACCAAAAGGTTCAACAAAATAAACTACAAGAAAACGAACAAAATAAATTAGAATACGATAAAAAACTACAGAGTTTAAATGAAGCTATAGCCGTAAGTCAAAATGAATTAAGTGGTCAAGATACAGTAAATAAAAAAATAAAAGAACTAGAAAAGTATGAAACAAAAATAGAACAAAACCTAGATACACATAAAAAGACTTTAGAATTTTTTAAAGAAAATGACACATGTCCGGTGTGTACACAATCTATTGATACTAGATTTAAAGAAGATAAATGTAATCACGAAACCACAACAATATCAAAATTAGAGTCAGGACTATCTCAACTTGTAGGTGAACTAAGCAAACAAGAAGAAAAAATAACTGCATACGGAAAAGTATCAAACAAGATACAATCAATGAATGTAGAGATAGCAAAGGTAACCTCAAGCCTAGAAAGTTTAAAAAGACACAGCGACCAAATACAACAAGAGATTTCTACTAGTCAAGAAAGAGATACAGATATAGAAAATATAGAACTTGAACTAGAAAAAATGAGAGTTGATTTAAAAGAAGCTGAAGTGGCTTTAGCTAAAGTACAAGAAGAAAAAGATTATGTTGATGTATTAAGAGAAATACTAAATGACAAAGGTGCTAAAGCACAAATTATTCGTAAGTATGTACCTATTATGAATGCCTTAATTAACAAGTATCTACAAGCCATGGATTTCTATATCTCATTTAATTTAGATGAAGAGTTTAATGAAACAGTTAAATCAAGATTTAGAGATACATTTAATTACAATAACTTTAGTGAAGGTGAGAAGATGAGAATTGATCTTGCTTTACTATTTACATGGCGAGATATTGCTAGAATGAAAAACAGTACCAATACAAACTTATTATTACTTGATGAGATATTTGATTCATCATTAGACGGCCAAGGTACAGATGACTTCTTTAAAATAATTAAAACATTAGAAAAAGAAAACATCTTTATTATATCACACAAAGGAGATATACTATTTGATAAGTTTACTAACATAATTAAATATGAAAAGGTACAAAACTTTACACAATTAGGAACAATATGAAAGAACTAAAATTAATACCACCAAATGACCCTAGAGTACAAACTGCTATAGCACCTTATACAGATGACATGTTAAAAGAACATGATTTTAAAGATAGAAAAGAATTAACAGAAGCTATGTTTACTTGTATGAATAAGTTTCATGGTATTGGTCTTACTTGTAATCAAGTTGGTTTACCCTTTAATATGTTTGTAGCAGGTGGTCATCCATCAATTGACGGTGGTAGAGCAATTGCTATGTACAATCCGATAATTATATCTTCAAGTGTAGAAACTTTAATGATGAAAGAGGGTTGTTTAACTTATCCTTTTTTATTTTTAAATATAAAAAGACCTAGAAAATGTGTATTTAAATATGAAGATAGTGAAGGCAAATTACAAGAAGCACACCTTGACGGTATGATGAGTCGTATATGTCAACACGAATATGACCATATATTAGGCAGAAATTTTGTAGAGCATGTATCTAAATTCAAGTTAAAAAGAGCACAAGATAAGGCTATTAAAGAAATTGAAAGACTAAAACGATACAAAGAACAAGACAACCAAGCTTGACATTTCAATAGTTTTCTAGTAGGATATACATTATGACTTATTCGTGGAAGAAAGGAATGTCTATTGATGACCAATGGCAAAGTTGGCAAGATAACAATCCTTTAGATAATATACCAGATGTAGATACAGATGTATTAAAGCAAGCTCTTATTAAAGACTTGTCTTATGTATCATCTATGAATGTTAAAGAATATACTTTATATCAGAAATGGTGTGAAGTAAAAGATAGATATCCAACTGTAGAAACAAATAGTTTTTTTGATGATAAACCTGCAATGTTAAAACCTGACCAGGCAACAGTCATACAAGAAGTCAAAAATAACTTTTGGTTACCAGATGACCCCGAAGAATACTTAGAATTAGAACCAGAATTGATATGGACAGATGGTGCTGAAATACAATCACATACAAATGCTAAAGGCAGTGAGATATGGAATGCATTAAGAACATTTTTATCTACCATGAAAAACAATAGTAACATTGGTAGAAATCTAAACTTTTTAATTAGAGATAAAAAAACAAAAAAATATCTTGGTGTTACTTGTATGTCCTCTGACTTTCTAGACCTTACACCTAGAGACGAATATATTGGTTGGGATAGAGTGGCTAAGACACAA